ATAACGATTGCCCCGATGCAAAATGTTCTCACTATGAGGAGGATGAATATTCGGGTAGTGAAGTGATCCATTGCATTTATTTGGACGATGATAATAAGTGTATCAAAAAAAGTCGCCTGATGGCCGAAGCGGAGGTGTCCGAATGAAACGAAAGAGGTTCGAGATAGAGGAAGAACCTAAGCAATATCGGTGTGAAGGATGCGGGAGAGAATTTGATAAAAAATTATTCAGTCACAGTCGGGCCGAAATGGGAAAAGATGGCAATCCCGTAGAGGTTGAATGTGGGCCAATTACAGAGGTAGGAAAATGAAAAAAAGGCCGAGTAAGAGAGAACTTTATTGGAAACTTAAAATGTTTGAGCAATGGTCTGGGGAAAGGGGTTATCGACCAATTCTTTTAAGAGAATGCCTGGCCGAACTCCGGCGACTCGTGAGAGAGAGGGGGGAGAAATGAAACAAAACAAGCCTAGTATGTCGACCAAATATGGACATAGTATGTACAAGAAATTTCTACCGCTGGCAATTTTACTCGCCTTTATTTTCGCCTCCGCGACCTGCCCGCCGAAGAACCAACATGAGTAAATATTATCGAATCATCGGGTTTTTAGCCGATGAAATCATGGTGACTTATTCTCAATATGGACAACAAGTTTGGGCCGCAAGAAGAATGTCCAGAAAATATCAAACAAGACAATGTGCGATTTGCAGTGGATTACTTGGAAAACGAGCCTTAGCGCCAATAACAAATCTCTCGAATCGGTCACATCGAATTTGTCTAAAACATGGCGCAGACACAAAAGGAAAACCCGAATGAAAAAGAAATTTTTCCTCTGGCTTATTCTATTTGCTCTTATTTTTTCAGCGGCCATTTGTCCGCCGAAGCCGCCGGCCGATAAGGTATGGGTCAATGTCTGCAACTCATATCCCGATATGCCTGCGGGTGAGGCTCGGATAGCGAATGAATACTGCCCTAGTCACCCTGCCCAGTATGTGAAGGGGACGGAGCCAATTGTCACCTGTACCCTCCACGTCAAGCCCGAGTCCATTATCCCCCAATGTGATATCCCGTGGCCCACTACTCACAAGCTCCTGATTTGGAGCGGCTTGCTGCTCTGCGATCTATCGACGAAGGACAATCCCGAATTTCAGGAGTCGGATCTCGATGATTATTATGACGCGCTAGCCGTGGACGGCGTGAACGCAATACGGAGCTTTGCGTTCTTCCTCGATGAGCAATCCGGATATTGGGAGAGCTGGAAGCCCGTAGATTTGGAATATGCGAAATACGTCACTGATCGCCTTACTTTGATTACGGCCCGAAAGCTCACAGCTATCGTCTCCCTCTGGGCCTACGGCGGGGGGTCAACGGACTCGGAGATCGATTACATCATCGACCTGGCAAAGCCATTCATGCCCTACGTGATATTCGAGCCGATCAACGAAGCCTATGGAATGTCCGGGCAGATCAAGATCATAAATATGCTCAAGGCGAAGGGGATCCCGAACAGCGCAATAATGTTGTCGTTTCAGGACTCGGGCGAATTTGCCGATACGCTGCAGAATACATTGGCCGGGGAGGGGTTGGCGTCGGGCCACGGCGTCGGTTCAATGGAGACGATCCTGGCCCCGTGGCCGAATGGATGGGCTACAAGCTCGGGGACACTCAAGCTGATGCAGTACGGGCTTGGTGGTTCAGATGATGGAGCTACATCCAGCGTAGCTGGTGGCCATCTCTGGCCCTGGCTGCCGAACGGCGAAGGCAGGCGCCCCCCGGTATCGGAGCTTTTTGAAATGGTTAAATGGATGCTCGCCAATGGAAAACACTTCGAGCACCTCAGCGCGAGTGGTTTTCAGAGTGGGGGCCGTCCGAATCTCAAGGCGGCGATTGAGTTGGGGAGAGAGGAGCGGCAAATGATGCGGAAAGCGTATAACGAGGTGGTGCATTGAAGATCATCCGGGTTTTTCCGCGTCGAACTAACGCTACTCCCGATGATGATCTTGTCCGGATAAATTGTCAGCCCGGATTATTCGATGAGGCCGATGAGGTTCATATTTCAGTGACCTTTACTTGGGATATACCCGTTGCCGAAAAACTGGAGAAGGAATGGCGGCACGTTGCCCTGACAAAAATAGGTGGGCCAGCGTTGGGGGATCCCGGCGATGAATTTGAGCCGGGAATGTATCTCAAGAAAGGATATACGATAACTTCTCGGGGTTGTCCCAATGCGTGTTGGTTTTGTTTTGTGCCCAAAAGAGAAGGCCCAATTCGGGAATTACAGATCAAGGAGGGAAGAAATATTCAAGATAATAATCTTTTGGCCTGCTTGGATAAACATATCAAAAGTGTATTTTCTATGTTAAAGAGACAAAAAGAGAAACCCATTTTCGGCGGCGGGTTAGAGGCACGAAAATTAAAACCATGGATTGCTGAAAGCCTTATTGAATTAAAGCCGGACCAGATATTCTTCGCCTACGATAAATTTGTCGATTTAATTCCGTTGGAACATGCCAGAGATTTACTGACTGAAGCATTTCCTTTTTCATCCCGTGTCTTGAGGTGTTATGTTTTATGCGGTTTTCATAATGATTCTTTTGAGAAAGCGGAAAATCGTATTCGGCAAGTCATTCAATTAGGCTTTCTGCCCTTCGCCATGCTCTATCGGGATGAAAAAAATATCCCTAGCCGGGAATGGAAACGATGGGTTAGAACCTGGATGAGGCCAGCCGCGACTATAACCGAAGCCAAGAAACGGAAATGGATTGAGGAGGCAACGGCATGACCTTCAGCGCGTCCAGGGACGGAGGATTAGGAAACAAATGACCGATTTCACGCTGAACAGAATGTCCGATGATCATTGGGCAACGCCTGCATCGCTTTACGAGGCCTTGAACGCCGAATTTGATTTCAATGATGATCCCTGTCCTTTACATGGAGATGAATTAACGGACGGCTTGAAAAGAGAATGGGGTTCCAGGACATTTATGAATCCGCCGTATTCAAATATTGCGCCTTGGATTCATAAGGCTTATTTAGAAAGCCGAAAAGGAAAATTGATTGTTGGTCTTCTCCGGGGAGACACATCAACAAAATGGTTTCATAATTGGGTTTTGGGAAAAGCCGAAATCCGCTTTGTAAAAGGTCGGGTTAAATTCGGCGATAGGAATAGACCAGCTCCTTTCGCGTCCATAATTGCGATTTGGACTTGCCCCGACTGCAACGACACGGGCTTCGTTGAGATCGACGTCAGATGCGGTCGAAGCCGAAAGCAATTCTGCACCTGCCCGTGCGGTCAGGAGCTGGCGGAAAAGGACGAAAAGGCAAGGGCGGGGGAGGGGGATTGAAAGAATGATGAACTTCAACCAAAGGCGAATCCTATTCTTTCGGGCGATCGGCGAACTCGTCCGGCGGGCTGCGGAGAAGGGGATAGAGCTAATGCCTTTCGGTTTTAATCATACCCTTGAAGAAGACCTGAAATATTTCCAGGAAGGGAAGTCACTGATCGACCCGACCAAGAAGGCAACGAAACATATGCTCTGGCTGGCGATGGACTTTATAATCATCAAAGACGGGAAGGCGGTATGGGATCGGATTCCCGAATACGAAATCCTAGGTCAGATTTGGGAAAATCTCGGTGGAAGATGGGGAGGCCGATGGGCTTCGCTCAACGACATTTTTCACTACGAATATTCCGATAAAATGGAGGTCCTCTATGTCCACGGAAATAATTGGCCCTATTCTTCAGTTGATCCTGGCTCTGATTCCGGTCCTGAAAAAGTCGGAGGTTGACCGGTTGACGGCGGAAATCAACGAACGTCAAAAGGAGTGGGAGGATGAACAGCAAAAAATTCTGGAAGAGATTGACCGCGCTGGTAGTATTTCTGAGCTTAACGCTATTATCAGCAAACTTCTTCGTCGGGTGCAAGGTTAAGCCCGAGCTGATCCCGATAGGCGATTGCAAAATCATCGGCAAGGTTTGGGATGGGAAGGTCGTTTGGGAACCGGGGGAAGGCCCGGAGAAGAACGCCTTCATCGTGACCCCGGCCTACGTCTATAAATTTGCTTGGGCCCTTCATCGAGTCGAAATCCTGGAGCTGGATCTAAAAAAGTGCCGGGCGAAACTTTTGGAGAAGTGAGGGTCCGGGAGACGGCTAGAACCCCCAAATATCGCGCCAGGATGACCTGAGAGCGACGATCTCCCCTGACAATAGCTGCTCTCGGCATTGGCAAAATAAGAACCTAGCCTGAGCCGCCTGGACATTTTCCCCCTTTTGACCCTAGAACCTAATCATTAGCCCTATCTAAGTCCCTTACCCCTGCTCGGGATTTTCCTCGCCCTCTTTCTCTTTGGCTTTTTCAAGTAGTTCAAATTTCAAGATATTCTCGATCAGCATGAGCAAATTGTGATAGGCTTCGGCCTTGCCTGCGGCATATGCCTTTTCAACGTCATCGCTCTTTTTCCGAAAGAGAGCAAAGAGTTTATCCGGATTGCCGTGTCGTTCGAGGAACGGCTTGATTACACCCTGCCATCCCTTCGTCGCCACGGTTGCTTTGATTTCCTCCACCATCGGCCCCATGCGTTTCCGCTGTTCCTTGAAGATCTCGCTTGGGTTGTCGGCAAACTTCTCAAACTGCTTTCCCGAGTCGTCCTCTTCCCGGCCGTAGTTGAAAAAAGATCGTGTGAGTTTTATCAATATTGCTCCTCAACCTGTGGAATCGGCATTTCCTGGGGCATCCCCCGGCTCATGGTCGGCGACGGCCCCGCCTGACCCTGCTGCATCATCATTTCCCTCATGGCGGCTTGTTGAGCGTTCATCTGCTGTATGCCCTCCTGGACCTGACTCTGACCCTCCTGACTCAGCATCGGCAAGATTTCCTTGATGTTCTTCTGGCCGAGTTTGATAAGAAGTTGCTTGATGAGCGCGATATGGTTGACCATCGGCATCTTAATCAGCCGGTCGAATGCCTGCATGAACATATTGAGGTTCATTTCCTTGAGCGATTGGATGGATTCGGTCATCGGCTGGACCTGGAAGAAACGTTTTATCTTTTCAATATCCAAGGTGTAGAATTCGTCGGCGCGGCTCCCCGGGCCCACGATTGCCTCGTATTCCGCTCGCGGCAGGTATTCCCGAAGGTAGACCAAGAGTCGTTTGCAGGCCGGTTGGAGAACGTACGAGTCGATCTTCCGGAGCGTCCATTCGTTCCTTCCCTGAGCCGCCTGCTGGAGCCGGATAATACCCGAGGCCGTCTCCCGGCGCCTCGGCGTGGCCCCACGAGCATAATCCCACATATTTGAAACGTTCTGCATATCGTATTGCAGGCTGGCCTCCTCCTTGTAGGATGATCCGGTTACGTCCGTAACCGGGAGTTCCTTGAGTGCGTCCTGGTTCGTCGTGACGATCACGTTCCCCGGTGCCGAATAAAGCGTTGAAAGATCGACCTCTCCGGCAAGAATGTCATAGACCCAGAGTTTGTTCAGGATCAATGAAATATTATCCCGTCTCTGCGATCGCAGGGTATTCAATTCTTTCTGGAGCGGCTTGATCGACTCCAGGAGCCCGAGTCCGAAAAACTCGCCCGGCGCCCCGGTCATCCGGCAGTCGAGCATCGGGAATTTATCGCTGAACGGCTTGACCTCGTTCTTTCTCGTATCCCGGATTACCGCCCGGCGGCCGCCGATGGTTACAACGTGGCCGTCAAACATACAGTCCAGGAGCTCGACCAACTGCTTCTTTTCATCGAAGTAATTCCCCACGGTCGAAATCCCGACTTCCCGGAGCAACTTCGTCACCTCGTCGTCGTCGCTGTAGCCGCCCATCGACTCATCGACATCTTCATATTCGCCGTTTTTCCGGCCTTCCCTGAGCGCATCGACGGTCTCCCAGGACTTCTTGATGACCCAGTTCATCCTCGAAAGTCGCTTGATATTCGGCTCGGGGAAAACATCGAGCGTGGACGGCGTGTCGAAATTCATCCTCTGAAAATTGTTTGTCTCGCCCGAAAGGATCGGGTAATTGATGAAGTAGCCGACGTTGAAAATATTGACGTTCTTAATAAGCTCCTCGAGTTCAAGCAGAAACTCGCAGGACTCGTCGCTCAATGCCCAGTGGATTATTTGCTCGAGCTCCTGACAGACCTCGGGACTGATCGCCCGGACCCGGGGTTCCAAGGAAAAGATGACCGGCGAAGCCGTGATCGAGAGCATGAGCGAGGCGGTCATGTCCTCCATGAAGGCAAAGGAGTAGGGAACGAAGATATCGTGTTTATAGACCTTCTCGCCGCCTTCCTTGTAACATTTATAGAGCTTATAGTTCTCCCTGCCCTTCGTAAAGAAGTCGGCACAGTAGTTTTCGGATACATAGTATCTTTGGAGCCACTTTTTAAGTTCTTCGAGTTGTTCCGTGTTTTGTGCCATGGTAGTCTCCTACAAATATCGTTGTTCCGCCCATTTTTGCTCAAGTCCCTGCCTGAAGGACGCTATCGCCTGGCGGTCAATCGGCCGGATATTACTGTTTAAAATATACTTACAACAGTCTGTGTAGTCGTCCCTAACCTTTTTCGGCCTATCCTTGGAACCCTTCTCTTCACGCGCACGGAGTGATGCCCAGGATTCCCACGTCAAGCCCTCGACCTGCTGAATGAATTCTTCGCAGTTCGCCGTGACATGGAATTTTGGTTCTGGATAATCAACGAGGAGGTCGTTTAGGGTTTGAAAGAAGGCGTTGAAATCGGAGTTGCCGTCCCTGAAGAACAGTCCGCAATCCCTGAAAATCTTGCCTATGGACGCTTCGCCGACCGCCCGGTATTCGATCTTCGAGCTTCGGGGGTCGATGAACCTAGCCGTGACCCTCTCCTTGGCCGTGGCCTCGATCCGCATGATCTCGGCTGCGGTCTCCCTGGTCGTCATCTGCCGGTCTTCGGACGGAAGCATGAATTTCTGCTCCCGATAGAACCACCAATGCTCCCTTTCATCCAGGGCCGCCCACAGTGAGTAATGCGGCCTCTGCTGGTGGGGGTCACAGGCCATCAACCGCATCCAGGAAAGCGGAAGATCGGCGGGAAGGACGACGTGCTTGTCCCGATTGAATTTCGGGAAGACCCGGCCGTACTCCCGAGTATATTTTCCGTAGTAGATCCGGAAGGCATCGTTCTCACGGCCCTTCGATTTTAGGTCTTCGATATCTTTCTTGAGTTTGTTTTGGTTCAAAAAGGGATTCGAGAAAGACGAGAAGTTAAAACCAATACAATCGCTTGTCGGCTTATATAAAGCACTTTCATACATCTCAAGGAATTCGGTCGTTATATCGTGGATCTTTGGGTCGGGGACCGAACCGATGAAAAGCGCATCACCGTTGAAGTCCATGAGCATCGGCTTGATAACGTCATACCAAACCGTCCAGGGGATTGTCGGAAACTCGTCGAAAACCACAAAATGAAGGCCCGCACCGAGAAGCCAGATTTGGTCTTGAGTGCCGAGAAACTCGATGAGGCTCCCGTTGGTGAGTTCAACGTAGTGGCGGTCATCGCGTTTCTTGGCAATCATTTCCTTGGGCAGATAATGGAAGAGGATGCGCCAGGCGATCCGGTACGCCTGATCCTTGGTCGGAGCGATGTACCAAATCCTTGCGTTGGGAATCTCTATCGCCCGCTTGATGATCTCGTTCACGGCCAAGAGCGTCTTCCCAAACCTTCGACCGGCGATCACCAGGACCATAAGACCACTGCAAAACGGGCGGAGTGCGGTATGGATTTTCAACTGATCCGCATGAGGGTTGTATTCAATATTCATTTCTTCTCGGTCTCCGGCTCGGTCTTCCAGGTAGCCACGTTATCCGTGGGCACGACTACACCGTTCACCTTTTGTCCCGCCTTGACCCTTATTTCATGGATGATTGCCAGGTTTCGCATTAGGTTTTGATCCCTAAAAAGATTCAGGAAATACTTGGCGGCTTCCGCCCGTGCCTTATTATTCGAGGCTTTGAGACAGACCTTCTCGAATAGCCCGATAGCCCCGCAGGCATTGGCATAAAATCTCAGTTCAAACCTCTCCATGAGTTCTTCCAGGCTCAACTTGCCGAGTTCTTCAAAGAGTTCATCTGCAAATTTTATGTCGGCCGGTCCGTCTTTGAGTTCGCTCATAAATTTAGGTTCGGTCATCTTTGCTCAACCTTCCTTCGGATTGCCTCGTATTTATTGAGTACGGTAATCACGTCGTTCATCACCGCTCCGTTGATTCTCTCCTGGGTCTCTTTCTTTGCCGAGGTAGGAATAACGGTGCTTTCTAAAACGGCATCAAGGAAAAACCGGGCGAGAGAAAGAGCATCGCGGACACGATCAAATTCCTTATCCAAAGTGATCCATTCGCCTTCCTTTGTCTGGCTTTTCTCCGTGACAACGGCGCCCAGAACCGGATGGGACTCGACATATTTTCCGAATTCTTTTCTATCCTGATCTTTCAATAATCGTCTGTCCGTTGCCTTGAATCGGTTTATTTCCTCAAGCGTATCGTAAAACTTCTGAACGCTCTGACTCTCCAGGCCCATGGGATCGCGGGTGACATAGGCACGGAATACCGGATACTCGGAAATGTCGGTCGGACGCGGCGCCTTCTTGGGAATAATCCCCATCTCACCCAGGACGGCATCGCTGAGTTTCAGGGCATATCGAGCCATCCCCGCCCCGTATCCCGTGATTATATGGTCGATCTTGGCGGGCGAGATATTAAATGCCTTCCCGACGGCCTTGCTGGTCTCGCTGGTAAATCGCCCATATTGATAGGCGGGTTCCAATTCTTCCTTTTGCTGCGGGACAATCGGTCGGCCCTGGAACAGGTTCTTATTTGTGACCGCTTCTATGAACGGCCTTAAAGCCACGGGCATTGTCTCCCCGATATTACTTATCGGCAGGGTTTCCGTGGCGATCTTGCCCAGGAGTTTCCCGACCTCGATATTCCCGCCTTTGTCTTGATCCAGATATCTCAGGGCGTGTTCAGTCGTCGTCCCAAAAATGACACCAATATCTCCCTTGGGGATTCGGATAAATCGCTTGCCAATGGGGATCATCCAAAAGATATCCCTCTGCCAGTCGGGTAGCTCCCAGTAACGCGGATTATCGCGGTTTAGCGCATAATTGATGATGGACGGCAGAACGCAACCGGCGAAGACCCGCACGAACGTTTCTCCGGGCCTTTCTTCCGCCGTCTTGATAAAGCGGACAAGCCCTTGCGTACGCGCATTGAGGAAGGTATAGAGACTGGAAACCTCCTTCATCTTCAGACCGCGTCCGGCAAAATCCGTTGTCGCCTCCCTAGACTGATAGGCGGCTTCGGTCGGCGGTACGCCTTTCCCAACCGCGTGTTGAAAAACACCGATTCGGGTAGGCATCTCGCTTAACATCGAAATATCCTGGAAGAACGAAAGCGGATTTTTCAAATACCTTTTCGTCTCTTTGAATCCCAGGAGCTTTCTGAGGTTCGCCTGATTCGTAGTCCGGTCAAGACTGACGAGCATACTCCACTCGCCGCCCGATGCCTTCCACTTCCAATAAGTTTCGGTCTTATTGAGCATCGTAAAGAGGCCCTTAACAAAATCCCATCCCGGGAAATAGCCGTACTTGGCATTGATGAACGCACTCCACTGGTCTTTGAATATGTTTTTAAACGGAAAGTCCGGGTTTTCCGTGGCTCCGGCCCGCAGGATTTTCGCGGGGACTGAGGCCCATTTTATGAACGTGCTCAATGAGGCGTTGTCGAGTTGAGACATCGCCTGATAAAGATCGCGGGATACCTGGAAATACTTTCTCTCGCCGTTCACCATGAGTTGAATCACGTCTTGGCCTTGGTTTTGCGCGGGACTGTAAACTTTCGTGCCGTCCTCCAGGGTCGCAACCGTCGTCATCCTTGGTTTTATGGGAACGATTTCACCGGCGACTTTCGGGCTCAGTTTCCTTAACTCAAGAAGCGACTGGGCAATGCGTCCGCGCTCCGCCTTATCCGTTATGATATAGGTCGCCTTTATTGTGCTTTCGAGCGGGTCGATGATCTGCCGTTCGGAACCCTTGATCCTGTAAAGCGGAGAAGTCATCTTGGAGAGGATACGGGTCGAGGTCGGGACGTAACCGTATCTTTCCAGGTCGTCCATGACCCTCTGAAACGGGGCATAGAGGTTATTTTTGGATTTTACGATGTCGGCCTTTTCCGGACTGATGTATCCGGCATCTACGAGTTCATCCAAAAGCGCATGGCTAAATTCAGTATATTCCCGGGCGGTAGGTTCAAACCGTTGTCGGTTCGCAACCACGAATTTTCGGGCTTCGGCCACGTCCATCCCCGTCTTTATTCCGCGATCCTCAAGCTCCGGGACTCTGCGGTTGACTAGGTAAAGCCGAAAATCATCAATGTCCTCATTGACCGGTTGGATTATTTCTTTCAGTGACTTTCCTTTCCAGATGATCTCACCCTTCGGACCCATTTTGAATCGGCTGTAAAATAGTTTCGTCTCGGCCTTTCCCTGGACTCCCATATAGGTTCGGATGAGTTTATAGGGGTCCTTGAACGGGTCGAGTTCGCCGATGTCCGAACGGGCAAGGTCGGAGATTTTTTTAATGGCATGGAAACGGTCGATGATGTTCTGGTATGCCGTGGCGAATGTCTTCATAATTTCCGGTTTCCCGGTCATGCCGATTTTGATAGACCCCTCTTCCGGTGCGGCCCGCATCTGCCCGCGGGAAACTATTGAGACGCGTTGTTCACCCTCTGCCCTTGGCGCAGAAGGGCCTATTTCATAAGGAATCCCATTGTCATTCAGGAATTTGATCTCATTGCCTGTTAAATCTTGACTTGCTAAGATTTTGGCCTGAATCCGATTCGTTTCCGTCTCCACGTCCAGCATGGGCTTTTTGACACTCGAAGACATCGGGGTTTTCGTCGGTTCGGGTACGACGGGTTTTGTCGCCTTGATTTCGGGGAGTCCCTCAGTCGTGTCCTTGATTAACTGGGTTATCTCAGCGACGGCCGCGGCCTTCGTCTTCTTCCCGGCCTTGACCTCATTGCTGATCTCCAGTACCTTCTCGCCGTCCATGAAGGTATTCATCTCGAATTCCATGATCTTGTCGGACGGCATCTTTGTCGCATCCAGGAGGCTTTTCCGAATCTTCATAATATCCGGTGGAGTTTCTTGGATTTCAGGCGGAATCCCGGTCTCGCGGTATAACTTTCTTGCCTTGGTGCGATCCCATTGGACGGCCTTAATCAAATCACTCTCCGTCCCAAGTCCGAGGGAATCGGCCACGATGTCCATGGTATAAGTGCTTTTGGCGTTCCTGAGCGGCCTCGGGATTGAAAGATATTCTTCGGTCTTTGCGAACCCACCCCTTTCCTTATGGGGCCGAATCCCCTGGCCGTTCGTCACGTCCATGACCCTCCGCCAGATGTCCGGTGCGTCTTTCGGGATGAATTTATAGATATTCCCCTTGGGTTGCGGCGGGGTCTTGATTTTCTCCTGCTGTTTTTCAATCTCGGTAAATGCCATATCGAGAGACTTTAGTGCGCCGCCGTTTTGCGTAACGATTTCGGGAGTCAATTTCATGTCAGGGGAGAGGTTCTGATTCACTTTTTCAATAATCGCCTGGGCATGTCTTTCGTTCATTTTATCTCGGACTTCCGGGTAATAATCCAGGAACTCGTCAATCGTCATCCTTTTGCCCGCCTTCGCGCCGCCGATCAACCCTAGAAGCCCAAACGTTACCGCCCCCTCAGTCTTTTCCTTGAGGCCGCCCGGGGTCGTCAAGGCCCCTACGACTATCGCCGCCGGAACTTGGGCAACGCCTGGAAGTCCGGCAACGCCCTGGAGAATCCCGTGCAGCAAAGCACCTGTAACAACTCCCTCTATTGCACCTTTGGTTCCAGTTGCGGCCCAGCCTTGAAGTCCGCCGTAAATCGGAAGACCCCAGGAACCGAGGGCCATGATCGAACCGACATCGCCGACGGCCTTGGCAGTGCCGGAAATCAAGTCTCCGGCGATACCTTGGACACCCTCTTTTTGCCAGCGATCCCCCCAATAGCTCCATTCCTTGCGAAGTTTATTGGCAACGGGCGAATAAACCCTATTTGGGTCAATGCCTAGCTTTTCTTTCGCAAATTTCGCCACCTGGAATGAAATATTGTCAACGACATTAGCTAGGCTCGCTCCCCACTGCTCTATTCCCGCTCCGGCAGTTTTGGCGACTTTTACCGCACCGCTTACTACCTGTTTTGCCCCCTCCGGACTGATGGGAATGCCCAGGAGCGATATCGGTAGCTCACCTAATCCGGGCGGTTTTCCTTGAACCAGTTGCGGTTGCGGACGCGGGCCGGTAATACCCCCGGATTCAAACTGCAACTTTTCCATCGGAGTCATGGCCCGCATAGTTCGCTGTGCGGGGATTATAGGCGGTCCCGCCTGTTCTTCAATCCTTTCCATCCGGCGAATATCGAAAGGTCCCGGTTTCTCATAGGCAAGAGGCTCCGGTTTATCCAGCACGAACCCGGGCGGTAGAGAAGTGGGTTGAGGAGAATCCAGCACAAATCCCGGTGGAAGGGATCGCCTTAACTTTTCTTCAGGTGTCATCTTATCGGAACCCATTGCCCATTTGTATATTTGAGTTTTTGCCCGGTTTTGGGGTTGGTCGCCGTTTGGCCTTCCTGATATTGTGCGGCTGGCACTTTAGGAACGGCGGGTTGGCCCGCACCGGCGACTGCGGCCTTCGCCTTTTCGAAGAGTTTCCCAATTCCAAGAGAATCAATTAGGTCGGTAAAGGGTTTCCCGGTACGGCTTTCTATTCCCAACATTTCGTCAAGAAGTTCCTCATTGATCCTTTCGAGGCGGAAAGGTTTTTGCCTATATTGCTTGGCAGATTCAGAAAGAACTTTATTGTGATCGTCAATGCCGCGATTCGCTTGAAAAAGTGTCGCCCTAAATCGCTCTTCCGGAGTCTTATAGTATTGTCCCTCGGGAACAATCATAAAAGTCGAACCGGGAGCTTCAAGTCCCTTAATTGCTGCGGCAATATCCATCCCGGTCGTTCCGGTTTTACCCGTCTTCATATCGGTAAGATATTTGACCATAGTCATTTTGAAGTTTAGTGCTTTATCAACCGTACTCTGATAATCCTGGAATTGCTGGTTGGCGAGCTTTTGCTGTTCCATGCCGCGACCCGTCTCCCTGAAAGGTCCTGCTGCGGTAAGCCCTTCATAATTTACGCCTTCAATATTGAGTCCAGCCGCCTTTGCGGCATCCATAGTTTCCCGGACCCAGGCAACCGTCTGCTGAGGTGTCTTTTCCCCGAGTTGCTTGTAGAATAGGTCGATCTGCTTCTGTGTGTCGTATTTTTTAAGCTCCATCGCGTTTTCGTATTCTTTCTGGCCCATCTTTATCCCGAATTCCCTCTGTCCAGCCGCCACTTGCGCTTCGGGGAGAGTCATTGGACGCTGACCCGCCGGGATCGACATCGCCGGACCCGTGGGTGGTCCTCCCACAAGCTGAGGCGTTGCGGCCATCGGCCCCGGCTCCGGTTGCCCTCCCATTCCGGGGGGAGGTGCCGTGACCTGTCTTTCCGGGAATCGCATTGTCGCGGCCTGCCGCGCCCCGTTCAAGAGTTCCTGAATCCCGGGCATATTCTCGATTTTCAGGTTCTTAATCATGGCCTGGCCTTCCGGCGTGCCGATGAGTTCCAGGGGTATCTGATTTTCGGCAACCGCCTGGAGTACCTTCGCCGCCATGCCTTCTCTCCGCCGTCTTTCCTCCATGCCCATCATCGCTCCCTGCGCGATTTGGTTGGGATTGAATCTCTCCAAAAAACTGCTCCAAAAATTAGGCTTCGGTGGTAACATCATTACTCTACTCATGGCTTACCTCCCGGGCCTCGAGGGCCTTCACTTTCTCAACGAGAATCTTCATGGCGGCCAAAAGGTATGAGCTGTATTCGTATAGTCCGATCATGTTTCCGTCGAATAACTTGATCTCTTCCGGGGCTTCCTCTGCGATGAGTCCGACGTGAAGCGGCACTGAATCCAGCTCATGCGTGTACCGGTATTTGAAGAGCGGAACCTTCTGAAGATTCTCGAAGATTTTCTGTTCCTCTTCCTTGCTGAGATTCACGATGTCTTTTTTCCATTTCTTTGAAGATGCTGCCGCGGCCCCGACCTGGCCGCCCGCACTGAGTAGAGCCGCCAATACCTGACCCCACTGCGACTGTTGCGGCTGCTGCGCCATCGGCTGAAACGCCTGGTAGCCGAGCAGGTTTGCCGCACTACCAAACACCCCCTGATTTTCCTGTTGTGCGCGGAGCCAATCGTTATAGGCCCGACCCCGGGCTTCCTGAGATTGCTGCCGATTGAGAAGGTCTCGCTGAGTCAAGAGGTTTCCGCCGCCGTAGATGTCCGAAAGGATCTGGCTTGAGATTCCCTGCTGTGTCGTGCCGAGTCCGGCAAGTCCGCTCGCCGCACCCTGTCTCGCCAGCACATCCTGATTGAAGCCTTCGAGATTCAGCCCGGCCAAAATCTGATTGAGAGAGGTCGAGGTCTCGCCCGCCAGCTTTGCCTGAGCGATAGAATGACCGCCCCCGAAGTATCCGCCGCGCTCGGAGAATTTCGTAGCTAGGTTCCTTCGCATCATGTCGTAGTTCTGCATGGCCCCGGCCTTGGTCGCGCCATAGACGCTCTGCCGGAACGGTTCTCCGGTAGCACCAACGGCCCCGCCGAGTACGTCCTGATAAAACTGATTCGCCGGTTGGATCGTCTGAAGCCCGGTCGGTTGCCGCATATAAAGTTGCTGGATCGCATCGAGATAGGTCTGTTCCATGGGGTTGATGGGGATGTCTCCGGTGTAACCGAAGGTTTCGAGCATATTCTCGGGAAGGTTTTGGTCCCCTTGACCACCTGTGCCAGTTCCTTCGTCTCCGAAATAGCCGCCGAAGCCTTCCGTACCTTCTGTGCCACCCGTGCCGCCAGCCTGCTCCTGAAGCCACTGGTCATAGTTGCTGCCGACCCGCTTTTCGAGTGGCCACTGGCTGAATTGATCCCAGGTCACGGGTCCCGTAGCCTTGCGATACAAATCTTTTACGTCCTTGATATCTTGCCAACCGTAATACGGATTATAAGCGGCCGCCTCTAGGCCGCCTCCCATCGGCCAGTCCGGAGACCGCCACCAGTTCTGCTTGACGTTTCCAGCCGCCGGATCGCCCGACGCCTTCCAGACATCACTGATCTTCTCGGCGTTCGACGGCCACCAGGAATAACCGCTGGTAGCCGGGTCCCATGTAGCCATCGCATCCCACGGATCAGTAACTATCTGAGGTTTCGTAGGGGGAACCTTCCCTACAATCTTCCCTTTATCGCCGCCGATGACTCCACCGCCACCCCTTCCGTACATCGAATACGGATTGTAGCCAGCGCTTCCGCCCCCGCCGTATGCCGAATAAGGGCGGTATCCGCTAAGGACACTTGCTGCTGAGTAGGCCATCTTAGTACCTCCCGCTTTTCTTATAGGAGTAGAGCGGATTCACAAGCGGCTGCGTATAGATGCCGGAAAGCAGTTGCGTGAGATTCAATTTCTGCGGTTTGGGGATACCGCCTCCACCGCCCTTATCTTCCCCGCCGCCATCGCCTCCACCACCGCCATCCCCCCCGCCACCGTCGCCACCACCGCCCCCGTTTCCGCCGCCACCCGTCTTCCACTTCCAGCCGCCGCCTTTACCTGTACCTGTAGTGCCGGGTTTACCTTGTATAATGCCGCTCATTTTGCCGGGGTCGAACGTCTTCGGCGTATAGCCCGATCGTGCAGGTCCCGGATAGGCTTGCCCGAATGTAGTCCCCTTCATCATATCCGCATACCCGGCGAGCAAGCTGTTAAGCATCGACTGTTGCCTTGCCGTCATCAACGGAGCATTCTGGATTTTATAATCAGTTTGATCTGAAGCCATATCACACCTCCACCGCCAATCGGTAATAGAGAGCCAAGTCCCGATATTGACCGTTGGCGAAAACATACTTTTCTTTTATCCCGACCTTCTTGAATTCGAGCTTCCCCAAGATCGCTTCCGACGTCTCGTTCGGCAGGATCACGTACGAGGAGAAACTATGGATGGAATATCGTTTGATGATGTCGAATTTAATCTTTTCAAATAGCGGACTCAGTTTATGCTGCGCCCGGTTCTTCGGATCGAACATGACCGCGCTCAACGTCGCGTTCCGGTAGGGCATCACGTTGTCGAACCATACGGCGCCGATGGGTTCCGGCTTTCCCTGCTCGAAAATCCCGTAGATGATCGTCCTCATGTCGTACAGTTGGAGCGCGATCTCATTTATTCCAACCGAATCGTCAAAGACCCGCTGATGAATCTCCGGGGTCAACAGTTGGTTTATGATGTAGTTCACCTGGATCATGTTCTTTTCTAAAAACTTTATTCCTGCCATTCCCTTCTCCTATGCCGCCAAGTTCGCCATCGCCTTTGTTATTTTATTCATCTGTTTCATAAACCCCAGAGAGTGTCATTACGATTGCACCAGATTCCCAAGATGTAGCGGCGTTTAGCCCCTCTAATACTGGAGTTGTGCTATTGGCTGGATACCTCCAATAAGCGGGATTTGTATTGCTATAAATTGTGCCATTAAAATTTACCGCTCCAGCTGTCAAGATAGCCCCGGTCCCATCGCTTGCAGACCCAAAGGGCAACCCCTGCAAACCCCAGGTTCCCGAAGCACTTGGCGCACCATTGGCTTTATAGAAAGACATTTTGATAAAAACCAATCTGCCTTTTTTAATAAAAGTTCCAACCGCTTCAGTTGGGGAAGTAATTTCTGTAGTCCCCTGGAATAACCTTGGAATCCAGGTTCCATTAGATTCCCATTTTACCCTTCCCAAATAATTAAGAGGACCACCAACAACAAATCCACCTCCTGCAACTTCTTCATTATTGATATCAAGGCAGTTGATAATCGCATTTGCTAAATTGATAGTTGTGGATATATAGTTCCCGATAAAAGTCAAATTATCTTGGGCAGTATTTACATCTATCGGTTGACATAGATAATTTCCGATAAACGTAGTTGGAGTAACCTTTGTAGCCTCGCCATCCAATATAGCAAAATGTCTTCCGATTCCTCCCTCGGATTGACAACCCTCAATAATAATAGTGCCTGAGTGATCAGAAATATGGACTGCTGCCCCAGAATTGTTTGCCCTTCCACCAAAAGCTATCGATTCTAATTTTATCCATCCACATCTTTCTAAATCTATACCAGTTGTGTAAACGTGTATTGCTCCATTTCGTATTGTTGAATAAGCTATATGAATAGAATTGAGAGTAATCCCTTTGTTGCAGAAATCAAAATAGAATTTCTCAATTACCCAACCATCCGTGTTTCCAGCATCTTCAAAGTTCCTATCAAAAGCGATCGCAGTTTCACAGTTTCGGATAGAAAAGTTCTCAAGAAAATTCCTTTGACTATTTTTAGCTCCTATAACCAAAGGAGTATTGGTCTCAATATCAAACCCAATAAGCGTTGATGGTCCTTCCTCAGCATATGTTCCCTCAAGACTTATTCCATCCCAATTTAATCCCCAGGTATTGCTTAGAGATACCATTGTTCCAGTATTACCACCAAGCCAAACTAACGTAGTCCCCCGATTTATGGCCGGCGTATCAGTCCCATACATACCACTCCCGCCAATTCCTTTATATTTTACATTGGAATAGCCAATAAAGGGACCTGAAATACCATACTCTAAACTTACCGCCTTGAAAGTTCCTCCCCCAGAATTGTTTAGACATTTGCTTGCAGCATTGAGCGCATCAATATCATCGATTGCTCTATCACCAACTGCTCCCCACCATTCTGGATAAACTTCTTTTACCGCACCCGCGCCGAACACAACCTTGCCCGTCCCCGCGCAGGAGAATATCTTCGTCAATCCCGCGTCGATATTTCCGTTGATCGTGACCGTCTTTCCAGTAGCAATGCTCAAAAATCCGGCGGGGCCGAATTTTAGCGTCAGAGTGGTCGGAGTCGCTATGCTTCCAGCGACGGGTTGGTTGTCCGGAATGTAGAGAGTCGTGACGGCATTTCCGACGGCCGCAACCGCGATCGCAAAACTCGAAAAAAAGTTGACGTTTATCATTTCCGGACGGTTGTTGATATGGCGCGTGATACTGTCGAATTGGTCTTTCACGGACGAAAAAGCCCTATTGAGGTTTTCGTCCTCCGTCCTGGCATACTTAAAGAGATTCCTGATAGGCATTTTTACCCTATTTCTGCCCCGCGTAGTAGCCCCTGAAAATGAGCCCGTGGAGCTTCCAGCCCTGTGCGTTATTCGAGTCCTTGATCTTTACGGTAAACTCCTTTCCGAAACAGTCGATATCCCGGCACTCATACCGCCGGGTTCCCGCGTTTCCGGTCCCGATCACGGTATAGGAATAGGCATAGTTTTCGTTCATCTCGTTGGCAAGATTCAGAACGAAGGTGATATTATCGCCGGTTAATTTTTCAATTAGAAAGTCGGCCTGGAGGACACGTTTGTTCCGGGACTTTTCCTTCCAGAACGTCGGCGCGGCCACGGCGTTTGACTCATAGTTCGAAACCCCGTCCTGGTAGACGATGATCTTCTGCTCCTTGATGTATCCGTCCTTGTTTCCGATGATCGGCACGACGCACAGGCCGTAGCTTTTCCGCTCGTCCGGCGACAGCGTACTCAGGTCTTTCTCGAATTCACCGTAGGACGAATAGTTTTCAACCGTCAGCGATTTCTTGGATATAAGTTCTTCGGATTTCACGTCATAGATGATCTGGACATCGTTGTAAGAGCTTCCGGATTTCGGATAGGTGAGGAAGAGGTGTCCTAGGTGCGGAAAGAATCTCGCCGCCGCCCGGTAATAATAGACCGGGTCGATCTCGTCGAGGATCAGCTTATTGAATTTCCGGTCGGAGACGGAGCGGGGGACATCGCCGCGAATGAACCTCATCAAACCCTCTTTATCGAGGAAAAAGTGAACGTCCTTATTCCCGGTGAGCGTCCTGGCCGCCCATAGGCCGACCGAATCCGCGATAATTTGGGAGTAGAATCCCGGCGTCGGGTCCTCGCCGTAGATAATCCGGTGGATCGAATCATCGAGATAAACGATGATCTCGTTCTCCATGAGCAACCCGCCCCGGATGACGCCCTTGGCGTCGATGTCCAACTTGTATTCGTCGGGGAAAGAGTCGATGTCGCCGGGGTCCGATATCCAGACCCGTTGATAGTATTCCACCGTGCTTTCAATCGTCCGCAGAAGCACGAGGTGGGTCTTGTACTGGAGCAGGAACCGAGCTCTTAGATTATCGTCCTGCGGCGGGGCGAAGAGCTTGGCGATAGTCTCCCCCGTGTCCCAGTGCCAAACAAAGGTCGAATCGCTTTGGGTGAAGACAAATCTATCCTCGATATTGGCGAAACTGAAAACACTGTCGTTCCCGCCGTTGGTGATCGTCCCCAGGTTGTACCACTGGTTATCGGTCTTCAGGTAGTAGAGGTTTCTCGGAGCAGCCGCCATGAGGTACTTCGCACCCGTGCTGTATTTCCGGTAGATCGCCAGGCCCGTGATGTTCCGGTAGCCGTCGATGCCCCGCTGTGTGGAAATGCCGTTCAGGTAATCCGTACCCCGGAGCTTTTCGATCTTCCCGTTCCTGATGAGGATATTGTTGCCGTTCACAAGATAGAAAGACTCGTCTTCGGGCGGTAAATGCTCCGGCATAAGGTCGAGATTCAAACCTTGGAACCCGATCATCTCGCCGAGGACTTGAAAATCCATCGTGTCTCCTTAAAAGATTTTTGCCAGAAGCCCGATGATTCCTTTCAGCGTCTCGGGACTCTGGAGGAAAATCCCCAAGAGGATGGCGAATCCGAAAATGGCGCCGTACTTCGCGTACTTCGAGAGTTTGGCTTCCAACTTTTCCTGCCGTTTACATATGGCTTCCAGGTCGTTTGTCGCCATAAGGAAGACCATCTGAGAGAGCAGCGAAAATTTCTCTTGAAGACATCGCCGTTCACTTTCGTGCGGACTGACCTCTTTCTGGATCGCCCTGATAAGCTCTCTGTATTTTTCGCTGTTCATGGTCGTTACCTGTAGATGTAGAGTTTCGCCGAGGCGGAAAGCGACAGGAGTCCGAGTCCGCCGGGAAAATCATATCCGTTCGGCCCGAAGTCCAACGGGCCCATTTCGGCACCTGCCGCCGCGCCGGTATAGTAACCGCCCGCCAAGATTCTTCCGGCGGAGAATCCGGTATAAATCCTCCAGGAATAGACCTTGGCCGCCTCATTCGTGAGCGGGGTTCCGATAACTATAATGTTATCATCGTCCGTCCTGGTGCCGACGATGAACCATCCGAGGTTTAAGCTGTTCGAGGCGTAAATCTCGATCACGTCGCCGACCGCTACATCGGTCGTCTTAAAGTTTCCGGTCGAGGCGATATTGTTGGTAGACGTCACCGTGCAGGTTTGGGAATACTTCTCCGATTTTCTTTGTTGAAGGTTGCAGCTTTTCAATTCGCAGGCGTCTGCGGCGGCGGCCGGGTATAGGACGATTTTCCTTGCCTTGAACGGGCCGGGGACATAAACGCCGATTCCGTCCCACACGAAAATTTGCTGATTTGAAACGTTTGCCATGGTATCCTCCCTAAGTGTTCATAACCGTTTTTTCTTTGATCCAGGCGGTCACGGTAGGCGCTCCGTCCTGCCAGTCCGTCAGGTCCGTTATTTCGTAGGTCGTGATGATATTCCCGGCCGTCCGTTTGGCGGAAAGTCTCTCCGAGAGAGAGACCGACTCACTCCCGCTGCCGATGATTTTCTTCCTGGTCGAATACGCTTCGGCCAGGAAACAGTCTTCGGCGACGATCTTGCCGATCCCTTTCTGGTAGAATTCCTGCAATCCGATTTCTTCTTTGACCAGTTTATAGATTTTCTTGAAGTAGGACTCGGTCAGGAAGCACTCTTCCGATACTGTTTTCAAGCGGAGCCGGAATGTCGTATAGGACTCGGCCAGGAATATGTCTTCCTTTTTTGGAACGCTGATTTTCTTTCCCGTCGCTTCGCTCGCGCCGATACTCTCAACGACGGTCTTGTACTTCTTGATATTGATGTCGAGCACGATATCGTCCCAAAACCCGCGGCTCACCGTGTAGTCGTAGGAGTACCACTGGGCGTTAAGCTCGCAGTTCCCGAACCAGGCTTCGCTCTGATAATAGGTCACGTCGCCGTCCCACCCGGAGGCTACCCAGGATTCAAGGGTTAGTGTATAAGTCCCGGAACCGTTCATGTAACTTTTGATATCGAGGGCGTTCAGGATCGTCGTCCAATTCCCGTCGTAAAGATAGCCGTCATAAAGGGTCCAGGTACCGCCATCGGTCTTGGAGAGCGTCACCTTGAAGTGTGCATGGCCCTGCTCGGGGCAAGAGATATTCACCAGGCCCTTTGCGTCCAGCGTGATCGTTGCCGTATGAGTGGCTCCGTAGATTTCGATGATTTTTTCTATCTTCGCGTATTTTTCTACCTGTGAATCCGCGTAACTCTTGACGTAGCAGTTCGGATTTTCGATGGTGAATCCGTTGTTCGTCCATGGCCCGTAAGGTTCCTCGATTTTTTCGGTTTGGTTCGTTCTGTCGCAGGCCGCTCGCGATTCGGTCTGCAACATCAGTTTGTAGTTCCCCATCTGGCTGAAATGCGTGAGGATATCGTACTGATCGAGGATATTGTCTGATCCGGTTTGGGCCGTCTTTGTTTCTTCGGCCAGCGTCACCCAGGACGAATCCGGCTTCTGGAGTTTGACCCGCGCCTTGACCGCTCCGTCAACGTAGTTCCCGGCCACGCTTTCATACCGCCTCCAGGCCGTGAGCTTCGCCAGGATGACCGTATCGGCAATATTGAACGGTTGTTGGATCGTGAAGACCTTGTAATCCGGGGCTGAAAGCGAGTCGCCCCTGATCCATTTGTACGTGGGATCCCAGTAGAACGGGTAGTCCGACGGTCCGTTTTCCCAGGAGTCGGTCCCGTTCGTGAAATCGGGATTCAGCAATTTATTGGACATCTTTCTGTATCTTCTCGGTTCGTTCCCAGGTCGTTGAAACCGGGGCGATCTCGTCATAAGGATTCGTGAGGATAAGGTTCCTGATGTCGATGTCGCCGTCGGCCTCCTGCTTCTTGGTTCTCAAGAGTTTTTCCCGAACGCCGATGGATTCCATGACCATTTTCTGAATGACCTCTCCGGCTATTTGACCCAATGCGGAGAGGGCCGGAATGGATGAAAGGGTCAAGGCGGCAAACAGATCGGCCAGGGCGGCCGTGGAAATTCCGCCGGAGGTTGCCGTCGTAATTGCGGCATAGAGGTCAGCTATTGCAGCCGCCGACAACGCGGGACTAGACGCCAGCGACAACTCCCCGAACGCCGCTTTGAACACGGCAGCCGAGAGCGCCGGGGAGCTTGAGAGTGCCAGCGATTCATAAAAATCCGAGCCGCCAAGCGCGGCAAAAGCAGGATCGGAAGCAAGCGCCAGGCCCGCGATTAAATCGGCAATCGCGGCCATGACAGCCGCCGGAGTGCTGGCCAGCGTCAGGTTGTTGTAGAAATTGGCTATGGCGGACGCGGCTAGGGCGGGATTGCTCGCAAGAATCAAGCTTGGGAAGATATCGAGGACATGGGCCATGCTCACGGCAGGGTTGGATAATATCGTCACCGCACCCAAAAGGTCTGCTATCCCCGCCGGGCTGAGCGCGGGGGTCGAAGCGAATGCAACGCTTCCGAGTAAATCCGCCTGGGGGCTATGCGAGCAAGCCGGAGCCGAGGAGAAGGTGACGGCTTCGTTGTAGGTGCTGCCGCCCGCCGCCTTCAATGGAATCCAATACGGGCTTTCCTCCTCGAACATCGCATAGGGGAAGGCGTAGAGCCAGGCGATTTCTTGGGCGGAAAGGGCGCGGTTATAAATCTGAACTTCGTCAATGATTCCAGGCCAATACTTATCATCGGGAGATCCGCCATATTGACCTATGAGGTGATTTTGGGAAAATGTTGTAGGATAACTTATATTAGCTGTTATACCAGTTGTTGTTTGAAGAATTCCATTAACATATATTCGTACAGTTGAACCATCCCATGTGCCTATTATTTGATACGAAATATTTAGGGAAATAGGATTATTAGTTTTTGCATATATCCAACCACTATCACCATAAAGATAAAAATTAATATAATTACTAGAATCACCAACTAACATATATCCTTTGTTATTACTAAGCTTTCTACTTGAAAAAATACCGGAGAAATTAGCCAAAGCACCCGTTCTTTTTACCCAAGCCACAACTGTCAAGCCCGTTGTTGGTTCCAATACAGATGAAGCCCCCACGTCCATACAATCATTAGAACCATCAAAATCTAATGCACCCCCATGCAATGACCCAACCCAATCCGTCGCCGGGTCCATATTTGTAAGAGTACCGAGATTCCCTTGCCCGGAATAATCATGCGCCTTGTCTCCGCTTCCTTCATTCAACAACCAACAGCCGACAAGCCCCCGCGCAAGAGGATGATCTCTCTTTAATTGTGCGCCGACCGGGGGCTTGATGATGCCTGACATTTTATTCGCCTATCAGATTGCCGTTACCTCTGAACCTTCAACGCGGATCACGACATCCTGTCCGGTATTGCTGCCGGAAATGACCTTGATATACTCGATTCCTATCGGGATCGGGATACTCCAGGATGTGACGATGGCATTGCCCAGCGTCGAGATAAGTATGCCGCCGATCTTGTAGTAATTCGTGCCGTCCGGCGATGCCCAAATCTGTGCCTGAGCCGCCACCGTCGGCCCGGTCGCGCCGTTCGTGATCTTGATATACAACTCCCCGCCGTATCCGTCGTCTATCGTCCAAACGCTGGATGTATGATCTCCGGCTGCTGCCGTCAAGGTCACGCTATCATCGAGAACCGTTACAACTTTTGTGCTTGCCATTTTTACACCGCCTTCGGATCAGCCGCCATGATTTTTGTTTTAAGTGCCGCCGATGCAACCGTATTCGCCGATGCCTTCGTCTGCCAGAAATCCCGCGCAGCTATAGCTTTCGCTATAAAATCATTCACGCCGCCCGCGTCTTTCTTGGCTCGGCTTGAATAAACGAAGGTTCCCGCCGTCTCCGTCCATGTCGCTATAACCGTCCCCACGTCGTTACTGTCTTGGTCTAATATTACCTGAATATCCCATGCAGCCATGATTCCTCCTATTTACTCGATCATCCCGTCCTTTGCGATGAGCTGGATTAGCTGGCCGAAAGTGACGCCGTCACAGTTACATTCAGGGTGTCCCCGCTGATTACTCCCCTGAGTGCGCTGAAGTCGCCGACGCCGAGAAGCGTGCCCGTGGTGCCGCCCTTCGTGTTGTCGTCCTTCAGGAAGGCCCCGTAAACGTCGTCCGTGGCGTTGATGGTGAAAACGGCCTTAGATGCCGAGTTATCGACGCTGACGGTCGAGGTCCCCGTGATGCTGCCCGGTGTAAATGCCGGATCAGTGGCGTTGCTGTAGGGGGTTATCGTAGCCCACGCCGCGTGAGACGCCATCGTGTTGGCGATGAGCGGCGTCCCGGTGTCCTTTAGGCCGACATACCAGAGCGGCGCAGCGAGCCCCGTCTTGAGTGTTGCGTCGAGGTATTTGGCCGCCCCCGCCGTGACCACCATGTTGTCGAATTCTTCCGTCCAGACGATCTTGCCGTTGCGGACGCATTCGACTTTGAAATGATGCTTGACCCTCAGATTAAGTGTGATACCAGCCTGTGCCTCAAGCGCGGCTCCGCAGCCCACGACCGGTTTGCTTTTTGTTTCAATGCTCATTTTTTATTCTCCTTACGAACGCTTGATTTGAACTTTGTACGTAAATTCGAGCACCTCTCCCACGGCCAAAGGAATCGCCGTGAAGATCACGCGGTTGAAGGCGGTCGCGCCGGATGTCCTGGCGCAGTATTCCTTGACCGACCAACCGCCGCCGGGGGCCGTATGCTGAGAGACGAGTTTCGCCGTGTCGTTCGTGATCGTGGTCGTCTCCCGCGAGAACGCCCCCGTCTGCTCATCGAGCGCGGCTATACATCCGGTATCGCCGTCCACGGGTGCGGTGTTGCCGGACCCGATCTGGCCCTTGGTGAAGGCCAGGGCCGTGCCGTCACCCCAAAGCAGGGCCGTCTGTGCGACTCCGACAAAAACGACGAGGTTGTCTTTCACCCAAAGCAGTTGCCGAGTCCCGTCGGGCAGAATCTTCCGCGCCTCAAGCGATCCCTTGAGCGAGATTCCCCGGCCCTCGTCGAAGTGAAGAGTTTTCCTAAATAAGAAAGCAATAAATTTTTTCATGCTATACCTCCGTAAATTGCGGCCAGAACGTGCGGCGATACTCTAGATATTCGTCAAAATTTTGGAACCGCATCTTAGCCGCCTTGAGCCAGTGCCGCCGGTTGTGAAGCTGGAGCGCGGCTCGGTGTTCCTCGAATTCGGCCTTATATTCCTTGGCATACCCGAGTTGCCCGATAGACTGGGCCGCGTCTTTCGCCATGCCGAAGATGTGGAGGTCGGGGAACCGCTTCATGAAGTAGTCCTCGTCGTTGTCCGCGGTAATCACGTCCGGCAGTCCGTTATAGACGAGCTTAATTTCTTTCCCGGCGGTATCCGGCCACGGCTTGAGCTCGAATTCGGCACCGGCCATTCTCCACCATTGGGGAGTCCCGGTCTCGTTGACTGCGTGGATTACGTCGAGGCTTGCCCGAGGCGACTTGTCGATTGCCAGGCTGTCGTAAAAGACGTTCAGGTCGTCGATGAAATCATCGGGCAGTGCGTACTTGCCTTGGAGCGCGATGGAGCCGTCTTTGACCGTCGCTTCTTTGTAGAGAAAGTACAGACCGTGAAACCCGGCAACGATGAAATCCATGGCGATTTTCGTCCGGACATTCTTGATCCATCGGTCGTGTTTTGCGGTCGAGAACGTCCGTCCGTCACATTTTTCCTCCACGGAAATTTTTACGTCTGAATACTTCATTTCACGGCCCCTCCCTGTTATTCCGTCCTCTCCTCCATGGAAACCGACTCTTTCTTGGCCCTGTTGGATTCCTGAAGCCGATGTCCGACCATGTGCATCTTCTTTTTCTTCCCGGCGAAATCCTCGGCGAATTCTTTTCCGCAGACCTCGCAGGGCGAACCCGAGGACTTTGACTTGAGCTTCCCGGCTTCCTCGTCGAATTGCGCGGTCGATATCGCGCCCCGGAAAACCTTTTGAGCGGGCGGAGCTAGATCGGCGATGTCGGGGGTCAGTTCCCAAACATCCTTGTTTTTGAATGCGGGGGTTGCCTTGATGGCCGCAATCATATCGGGATCCTCGGCCTCGAATTGGCCGTTGACGAATTCCGCGATGACGGCGGGAATGATGAACGGCTGTTCACCGTGGAACCCCTTCCGTTCGGGCCGGAGCTGGAGCTGGAGCCGGACATACGGTGATTTGAAAATGACTTTCTCGGCCATGTTATTTCCCCTTCTTTCGCTTGAGCGAATCCGGGACATAGCCGAGTCGCCGGAGTGCGGACCTACGGGCCGTGTCCAAGGCAATGGCGACACTTTGCTTCTGACTCTTGCCGTGCGCCTTTTCCGTCTCGATGTTTTTGGATACAGAAGATTTACTGTATCCACGTCGTAGTGGACTCATAAAAGACTCCTTAAAAAAGATTCAGACAAGGAGGCTTGATCGCTATTTGCCGACGGCTGCGAATCGGACGTCGGCGCAACTCGTGGCGAGGTTTGTCGTGTTCGTGATCTCGGCGAACACAGCCGTATGACCGGCGGGTGTCCAATAGGCCAGGACTTTCTTGTTCGTGTAATCGTAGAAGAAAAGATACCCGGCCTTCGGCTCAATAATGACCATGTGCAAATCATTCGGAAAGATTTTGCTCATGTCGCACGGCTCCCCGTTCGTCGGATACGAGCTGCTGAACAAAAAACTCCCGGTCACGAGTCTATAACCATGAGAGCATTTATCGACCATGCCCTTGTCTTCCTTGTAAGTGATTGCAAATGCAGACATTGTGTTTCTCCTTAATTCGAGAAAGTAGGGGAGGCCGGTTTACGCCTGGGCTTTCGAGCCGCTGTGGTTACGGCCACTTGCCTTATCCGGCCTCCTCAAAAAAGGTTAAACGACGTTCTTGACGATCCCGTGCAGCTTGGGCAGATGGAACTCGAGCCCGATGGTGCCGCTCCATTCGTCGAGGCTCTTGTGAACGTTCGGGGGTTCAATGTTCATGGCGAGTTTGAAATCAAAGCCCTGGAGAAAACGGTAAGTCATCTGCGACGGCTCGATAATCAATGCTTTCCCGGCATGGGGCCCGCTGAATGTCCGGTCGACGGCGATATCCACATCTCCGTTTGCCGAGTGGTAGGTCGTGATTTTGCATCCATATTTTCCGCTTGAGCCGGGCTCCAGCCTCTGCTTGCCGGACGCGAACTGCGAAATCTGGCTGTTGACGAGCGTACCGCAGAACATGACCCTGTCTTTCTCGGAGTAGGCAAAAACGTCTTTGAGCAGGGATTCAAAGGCCGATTCCGTGAGCGGGGCGTTCGACATATCGAGCGAGGGTGCGGCTGTGCCGAGGAAGTAATAGATGCCTCCGGTCTGCCGTCTCGGGTGAGTGCCGCCCGTGTCTTCTTTCGGTTCGCCCCATAGAAACTGGGCTTCGATGTCGCGCTTCATTTCGACGGCCTTCTTCCGGCGCTCGAAGTTCCGGCGGTTTCCGCCGTAAGTATCGACGGCGTTTGCCGTCTCCGTGAATTCCACGGCCTTGGAGAAAATCTGAACCCAGTTGGACTTCGGGGTTTTTGCCGTCACCAAACCTTCCGGCGTGGTGTAGCCTTCCATCTGCGAGGAACCGAGTTTGTAGATATAAGCATCATCAGCGATGCCTCCGCCCAATCCGGTTGTACCCCATGCGCGGGTGACCGTCAGGGTATGAGCGGCGTCGTCGATGCCGGTGAGCAACATTTTCTCACCCGTGCTCACGACGAGCAAGACATCGCCGACCTGGAAGATCCCGGTCGTGTCGGTATCGACGACGAGGGCGGTTTCGTTGGTGTAGGCGGTGTGGTTGATCTGCGTGTAGGTCCCGAGTAGAGCGTCCTCAAACCACTCAAACTTGGTTGCGATGGTTTTGGCCTTGGACATTTTGTTGAGGACGGTGATGAGCGGGGTTGCATCGGGCTCAAGCTCGAAGATCAGGTCCCGCATCTCCAACTTCTTCATACCTGCTTCGAAGTTGGCCGTATTGAAAACGTTACGAATCTGCGAAATAGCCATAACTTGACTCCTTATTCGGTAAGTTTATCGGAGCCAAGAATCGCCTCCTTGATAAGTTGTTCGGCAGTTTTACTCCCCGTCCCGGCCGCCCGTTGGCCGCCGCCCGAAGCGCCCGAGATGCCGGCCGGTTTGGCCTTGGCCGCGATGACCTTCAGCCGGTCCATGTCGATATCCCCAAACGCCTCTTTCCGGATCTCCGCGATATCCGCCTGCCGCTTGATTTCGGCCCTGGCATAGAGATCGTCGAGGTCCGCGTTGGGTTCCGACAGCGACATTTGGTGCATGATCGGCCGCAGCCGCTCGAATTTCTCCGGGTCCTTCGCTATCAGGGCCTGGGCCTTGCGGTAGGCCATGTCATATTCCTTGTCGGTCGATTCCTGCCGGATTTCCTGCTTGACCTCTTCCTTGATCTGCTTCCGGGTGGTCTGCATGAACGCATTGAATTTGACCTTGTCCTGGACGAGCTCGTAGGGGTCTTCCACCGACACCGGCGGCTGAAATGACGGTTGGGGGCTACCCGCCGCCCTCGGCGGGGGTAAAGTCGCCTGCAATTTGGAGACGCGTAATTCTTGACTCAACCTTGTGTTCTGTTGCTCCAGGCCCTCCAGGGCATTGACGATATCCGCAGCGCTCTTGTATCCCTTCTTCACGGCAACGTCGTGAAGCTCGGGGATTGTCGTCAGATCAAGCAGTCCCGTATCAGGGACTTGACCCGCTCCGGCGCCCGCATCGTCTTCCAGGTCAGTCCCGCCCGCCATGTCAGGCAACGGAGGCTGATCGTCTTCCAAGGCCGTATCGGCGCCCGTTCCCGTAACAGGGAGGCTACCGGCCAGGGGTTTCTTTTTGTCTTCTGCCATTTCAATCTCCTCGTCATAAAAAACGAAGCCTAGATGTTGTACGATTATTCCAATACCACGAAATGTAGCGGTTGTCAAGTCCTGGAATTGGCAGAATTAGGGATTGACGGATAATGATGACTATGATATTTGATATAGTCATGAATAAATATAACAGGAAATATTCTCAATCCGAGAAAGGCAAGGCGGCCCGCAAAAGATATGCTCAATCAGAGAAGGGCAGGTTAAACGCAGTAAGGTGTAACAAAAGGCAAAGGCAAAGAGGCCGGGGTAAAGTTTTAACACACTATGGGGGCGACCCTCCGAAATGCGCCTGTTGCAGCGAGTCTCATTATGAGTTTCTGACGATTGACCATATCAATGGAGGGGGCGGGAAAGACCGCAAAGCAAGGGGAGGCGGGACGGGGTTTTACCAATCCTTGGTAAAAGACGGTTTCCCCCCCGGGCTTAGAGTTTTATGCTATAACTGTCATCTGGCACTCGGATTCTCCGGCTACTGCCCTCACCAAAGCCAAGGCTAGGGTGGGTAACTAGACAAGGGATCGTTTTCGCCGAGCCAAAAAAATTAAGAGAATCGAGAAAGAAAGACTCAGCTAGGGAAAGAACCAAACCCCCTTCATGGGATACCCATGATCTACAGTATTTTTCTTTCTTCCTTTAAGAGAATCTTAATAGTTAATAGTTAATGTAAAGGACTGCAACATGATTAGGATTTTTACGGATTTTTGTGGATTTTTGTGGATTTAATCCTGAACGACTATTCCAATAACTATATGAAGATTAAGTGTCCTGAAAAGAGGACAGCGAGAGAGGAAAATAGACGACTAATTTAGTCGAGTATTCAAGAAAAATCGGAGGGGGGGGTAAAAGGGATCGTTTTTTTGGGCTCCCAAGGAGTGGTAAAAAGGGTAGGGGAGCAGTCTGTGGTAAGGGATCGTTTTCCTAAGAGAGGGGGGGGTACCCTGAAAAGAGGACGGGGGGATAGGACGTCTGCCAACAGCTGACGGAAGGGATCGTTGGGCGACAGGTTAAGGGACGTTCAGAGTCCCATCCCCCCCGACAGCCCTTTCGGGCCTTTTTGACCCTCAACGATATATCTTTACCAGTGATATATCATCATTTATGACCTTATTCCTTTATTATCAACAATATACTAGTTTACATAATAGTTCTTATGCGACACTGGGCTCTTTTTCCAGTTTGAGGATGATGGCGCCGTTCTGCCTGGAATTGAGCCGTTTCGTAACCCATTTAAGTGAGTAACAGATTACCCTTTTCCTCTCTTTTCTTAGGCTAATTTCTTTTCCTTTCATTTATTTTCTTGGGGGAATGTTGATTTTTCTTGACATTGACTTGATCTGGCATTATCTTTTTAGTGGAGGTAAAAAATCAATGAGAAAATCAAATGATCAGTTCGATGATCAAGGCCGCTTAATTAACGGCTTTGATTATGAGCGCCAGGCTTGGGTACTGGGCGGGAAGTATGTTCGCTGCGGCCATTCGGACCGGGCAAGCCGGTTGATGAATTGCCAGTGCTACGGGCGGCTACATGAGGGCGAAGAAACAGAGGCCGTAGACCGGATCAAAATTTTCCCGGTGAGGTAAACATGAAACTCAAAAAGACAACCTGGCAGACGGATGATGATTGCGGGGCCTGCGGTCATCGGGGGATGATCTATCACTTCAATTTCTTTGATGAAAATGGGGATATGTTCGGTTCTTTGCGCTGTCCGGCGTGTGGCGCCACGGCCTCGGCCTATTGTGTCAAGGATGAAATCCCCTCAACAATCCCTCCTCTGACGAGCTGATGCGAAACCGGGGAAACCCGGTCAGGGGGTAAAAATGGAAAAAATAACTGTTCGGTGCTACTCGGAGATGGGCGGCGCGTTCTTGGGGTTCTGGCGCCACACCAGGATCAGGGAAGCCGCACGGATGGCGCGGATGTTCAGAGACCTCGGCTATTACGTGACGGTCAAGATCGAGGCTGGGCCGGTCGAGTACCAGATTTGGGGTTGACCATGGAACGATTAAAAATGGACGATGAATTTAGAGAGGCTCAAAAGTTGCTTGGCTGCCAAGATTGCCGGTTTGCAAATCCAAAGGCAATCGAAGAGTACCGGTCTTGCTGTACTCATTGGAACGGCCCGCTTCCAGATGAAAACGGAAGGTGTCGTCGGCGTCTTCACGGCCCGATTAAAGGTTGACCATGGCCCAGATCGCCTTGAGAAACAAGCAAGGATCCTGCCAGTATTGCCAGAGTCCGGGGCCGGGGCTCATTCGCGGCAGGCGGGAGTACAGGACTTATTCGGGAGAGCCGATTTACATTTACTTCCTCGTCTGCGTTGATTGTCTTGGCAGGATTGAGCCCGGGGTCACCGTCCTGGACCATGACGGCCAAGAGATAGAGCTCGAGCGGTCCCAGTGGCGCGAAGAGCAGCCGCGGCCGGAGATCAAGGCTATCACTGGAAGACAAATGACTCTCGACGAGTCTTTGCAAGGCAAACTTTTTTAAGGAGGTGACATTTGGGATCAAAAGAATCAGCCGATATTCTTTATATTGTAAATATTTTTGAAGATGGTGAATTATTTGAACAACGTTCAGTCGGAGCCAGGGTTGCCCTTGGTTACAGCATTGATCTCATCCTTAAAACTAGGCTAACCGAAGCCGGACTTATAAATTTAGGTCCTTACACGGATGCTGGAATCCTTGATGATGATATCTTTGAATAAATGAAATTATTTTAAGGAGGTTTTCAAATGGATATGAACGAAATCAATCAGGCGGTGAGGAAGGCAATCAAGCCGTTCTATCCGACCGCTAGGGTTCACAAGGGCAAGGGTACGGCCTGCGGGTGGTGCCATATCCACGTAGACGTCCAGAAGCCCTTAGGGTGTACCTGCACGGGGAACGGCTACTGTCCAGCCTGCCACGCCAAATGGCGCGAGATTAACGATCATGTTCATTCGGTTGTGTCCGGTATCCCATTCTACCGCTACTACGACGACATGAACTATCAGAACCAGCAGGTTAATGTCAGCGTTTCTCTAATCTGAAATTCAAGGCCCCATCCCGGGGCCGATTTTTACCTCCAGGCCCGGTGCCTTTGGCCGGGCCACTTCTTTTGTCTTGACAAAGGGGAGGCGAGAACCGATATTCTAAGTGAGGAATGAAATGAAAAGAGTACCAAAAAAACAAGAAGAATGGCCTGAAATTTACTGCCTAAAAGACATAATCCCAATTCAGAGAGAATTTAATTCCTTAGAGTCTAAGAGAATGGAAACCTTATTGAGGCGGTTTACGGGTTCTAACAAATATTTTGCAATTAAAAAGACGAGGGGAAAATGAAAAAACTAATCTTCACTCTAGGGGTGATCCTTCTTTTCGTGGCCTGTATGCCTTATCCCCAAGTCATGCGTTACACGAACCTTGAATTTATGCCTACATCCAGCGTTGAAGTCCTGCGGACGAGGCCGGCGGACCGGGAATACATAGAGATTGCTGAGGTTTCGCTTAGGCTGACGTACGACAACCGCAATAATGCGGCCCTTATCCTGAGTGAGGTCGCCCGGAACCTCGGGGCCGATGCCTTGATACTGCTGGGTGAGAAAGACAGCGGCGCGGTAATCCTGCCGATAGGCAAAGCCTACATTGCCACGAACAAGGAAAAGCTCGTCGGCGTTGCCATCAAATATCGCTCCAAGTGACGAAACTATTTGCACTAAAATTTCAACAAATTATACCGAAAACGGCATATTACGGCATTTGACGGCACTTGGTTTCTCGGGGAAAACGGGGGGATAAGGGATGCCGAAGAGGGGACTCGAACCTCTCATTAAAATCCAGCTATCTCATTTAAAACGCCCGCCGTACTGGAATCAAGGGCCGGAGCGTTTGATCTAATTTTTCAACAGTCTGTCTCTGTTCAGCAAGTGCGGGGTGAGTATATTTCAGGGTCGTCTTGAGGTCGGCATGGCCGAGTACAGCCTTGGCAGTAGCCAGGCCGGACGAGGCCGAGACAATCGTTGAGACCGTGTGGCGCAGCTGGTGGAAGTGAAAATCCTGGACCCCCGATAGCTTCCGGATCTGCCTGACCGCATAGAATACGGTGTTGGGGTTACGCCAGGAGACCGGGAAAACAAACGGGCTGCGGATAGGTTGTCGACCGATGATCTCTCGGGAAGTTTTATTCAGGGTTGAAATCCTATAGGGTTGATTTGTGCGACTCGTCGACCTACGTCTGCTCTTGGTTTGGCTGATCGGCATATAGATTACATCGTCCCGAATCCACACCCGCCGGAGGTTGAGGATCTCGGACAGCCGGAGCCCGGTCATAAGTCCGAAGAGAACCAGGTCATAAATCACTCGCTGGATACTTGTCTTGGCTGCCGCCTGAATTTCCATGGCCGCAGTGAGGACGGCTGAGATTTCCTCATTGGACAAAGCCCGCCGGTCGGATTCCTCAACGAAAGGCTGATACGATCTCGCCGGGTTTTCCGTGATGTACCCGTCCTCGACGGCCTGGTTGAAAAGATGGCGCAATAGTTCAAAGTATCGGTTGACGGTCGAGGGCTTGAGCCCCCAGGAGAAAAGCGTCTTCTCAAGTTTCTCGATATCGGTGCGGCCGATCTCCCGGAGCCCGGGGTCTCCCCAAATCTCCATGAGCTTCCCAAGCCGCTGGTGATCCCGGTCCCATGATTTTTTACTATGATTGCGTTCAAGGTATCGCCGGCAGTAACCTATGAACCCTATCTTTTTTATAGACTCTATCGGGATATTGAAATGCCGGGCCAGGATTTCTTCTTCGACCTGCTTGGCCCGAGCGGAAAGAAAAGACTCCTGGCCGCGGCGCAACCGCAGCGCCTTGTAATAAACCCGGCCTTCGATCATCCGCTTGAAGTAGTAGCGGTTATGAATCATATAAATAGTCATACAAATCTTGCCCTATATATTCACGAATATTTTTAGAAAATAGGTTTTTAAATTTCTCATCTCCCTCCGATAATTTTATAAGATCAAACTCGATCATCGTAACCCCTAGGGCATGAGTTACTTCAAATAATAATTCGTCTCGGGATTTTTTCATTTTCCCCTTTTCCATGTTACACAAGTATTCGGATGAAATGCCCGCCCTACCTGCCGTCCACTTCAATGAATATTTTTTTAAGCCTGGACGATTATCATAATTTTCATCTAGCTCCATTTCCCGCGCTTTTTTCGCCAATCGAATCCTTCTTAGAGTGTACCCTACCGAACCTGCCGATCCCTTTTTTACTGCCATTTTCTTCTCCTTTCATCCGTTCAATAATAATAAGATAGTGCCGAAAATTGTCATTGTCAAGTGACAATTATTGGCATACCGATATATTTACAGTCCTATATACGAAAAAAATCCCCTATTGTCAATAGTGCTAATGGTTTTTGCGGGTCGCCTATTGACATTTAAGCCCATTGGCATTACTTATTAGGTATGCGGAGAAAAGATTGAAAGCAAGAATAACGGAAATCTTGAAATCGCGGGGCAAATCAAAGGGTTGGCTGAGTCAGGTAACTGGAATCAATCGTCAGCATATTGCTAGGCTCTGCAACGATAGGACTCGGGACCCCAGGCTATCGACCGCTTACCTAATCAGCAAGGCGCTTGGTTGGCCGGTCGAAGAAATCTGGCCGAAGTCGGAAGGGAAATGAAAGTAGTTTTCTGCTTGATCTGCAACGGGGCGGGGAGAATCCCGAAGCCTCCGCGAGAGAGTTATTCAAGCGATTGCGAGACGGTTATTTGTCCGGGTTGCAGGGGGGACGGGCCGGATGATGTTCATGGACGATGTTCACGAAGTCCCCAAGACTACGCAAGGGAATAAATGACAATCCTAACCTTCCACGAAGCCGCCCAATTCCTCCGCGTCTCTGAAAGAAATCTTAGAGAGCTCGTCAGGCACACAGACATTCCCCGAAGACAGGCGGGACGGAAGGCCCGGATTTTCTTTGTCCGGGAGCGGCTTATCGAATGGTGGGACCGGGCATCCATTCCGACACCGATCAGTATAAGGACCGACGCCTTTAAACTTATCCGACGAGCCAGGCACGGGGGCCGAGTACCGCCCAACACAATGCGGCGGGCGTTGAAGCTTCCGGATATCAATAAAGTGGGTGATGGTAGTAATTCTCACCAGGCCCGCTTTGAGACCGAACAGCGGGGGGGGTTAATTCCGCAGTCTCCGGAACACCTTCCCCGCTCCTGGCAAGAATAAGCAATAATTCTGCCCCTATTCGGGCGGTTGGATTTAAGGCAGGGGACCATGGGGTCCCCGAAAATATGGAAGGAGGAAATAATGGACGATGAGAAGAAAAACAAATCAGCGATGGTCCCCGCTCAGGTCGAGGTCATCGAAACGACGGACGACCTACTGGCGATAGCGCAGCGGCGGGTCGATTTTGTCGGCAAGCTCATTGACCTGGCGCTCAGGCGGACGACCTATCTGGACTGGATAGACCAGCAGGGCAAGCCGTACCTCATGCACTCCGGCGCGGAGAAGGTGGCGCGGTTGTTCGGCGTCTCGATCTCGGATGTGAACAGCCGGAAGGAATGGACGGAAGACAACCTCGGCCGGTATTACATCTACGTCACGACGGGCCGGGCCTCGCTGCCGGGAAAGTTCGATTCTATCGAAGCCATGGGAACGTGCGGCCAGAGGGACCGGTTTTTCGGCTACGACTCCAAGACCAAGAGCTATAAGGACACCGCCGACATCGACGAAACGAACGTGATGAAGGCGAGCTATTCCAACTTCACGGTCAACGCGATCACGCACCTCCTGGGCTTGAGAAATCTGACCTGGGAACAGCTCGACGCCGCTAAGGTTGACATCAAGAAGATCCAGAAAGTCCGGTACGAAGACCGGAAGGCAGCGGCAGCGGCCCCCGCCGCAGTACCACCCCCCGCCAAGGCCCCGGCCCCTGCCAAGGCCCCAGAACCCGCAAAACCGGCCGAGTCTCCGGCCACGGCCAAGGAGCCCCCGGCGGCAGCCGTCAAGAACCCTGCCCCAGGATCGGAAGAGAAAACCGTGGACCAAAAGAAAGAGGAAATTTGGGCGATCTGCCTGGAGGTCGGAGGCAACGAAGAGGAGGCGGGCTACCAACTCGCAAAGCTGTCTTACCTTGAAGACAAAGAGGGCAAGCCCCACCAACTCAATAACAAGGCCGAGCTAATGAGACCCGGTATCAGCCTGAGGTGGACGAACAAGTTGCTTCACGAGGCCCATGAATTGAAGAAGGGGATCAGCCACGACGCACCGCCGGATGATGGCTGCCCGTTCTGAGGACATGACCATGAATCACGAAATCATAACAGCACTTGAAAAACGGGTAACGGAAGCCGTCGCGGAAGCGACAGCGATCATCATCCGGGACCAGGATAGTCTTACGCGGGCGAATGCCCATAGTCAATGCCTAAAGGCACTCATCAAGGAGATCGACGAAACTTTTGAACCGATTTACGACAGTCAGAAGGAATCGCTTGCAATAACGAAAGAAAAATGGAACCGGTACAGGCTTCCCCCGGATACCCAATACCGCCGGATCAAGGGAGATATTGGAGCTTTCATCGTCGAGCAAGACCGGCTGAAACGTGAGGCGGAACATCGAGCATGGTTGGCCGAACAGGAAAAGATCAAGTTAGACGCAGACCGAAAGCGGATTGAGGAAGAAGCGATCCGTAAGGCAGCGGAGGCCGAGCTCAAGGGTGACAATGAGAAGGCTGCCGCGATCTTAGAGAAGGCAGTAGCGAAGGAAGAAAAACTATCGGCAAAGATCGAGGAGGCGGCAACGGTAGCCGCTTATGTTCCGCCGCCGGTCAAAACGGTCGGCATATCTACCCGTGAGGACTGGGACATCGAGCTCCTCGACATCAACCTGGTCCCGCGTGACTACCTCATGTTCGATGAGGCGAAGGCGCGGAAAGTAATCCGGGCGTCAAAGGGTACCATCCAGATCCCCGGCGTCAAGAACGTCAAGAAGACGATCGTTTCGCAGAGATAAGCCATGATCGACCTAGTAACCCGGCTGGATGAAGCCACGGCGAAGCGGATAAGAATTTTTCCGCATCCAAACAACAGGGCGTCAGAAGCAGGCCACCCATGCGAGAGATTTCTAGTTGCGTCCCGAACTCATGGCAAATTGAAGGCCCTCCACGGCGTAGGACTTCAGCGAATCTTCGACGAAGGAAGATTACACGAAGCGGCCCTTCTGCGCGAGTTAGAGGACGCCGGATTCGAGATCAAGGAGCAGGAACGGCCGTTTGAATGGGCGAAATTTTCTCTTGCCGGCAGGATAGATGGGCAGATCAAGACCGCAGAAGGCTCTGTGCCGCTTGAATTGAAAAGCTGTTCCCCGAACTCTTTCATGGCCGTAAAGAAAATGTCTGCTCTGGACTTTCTTCGAGCTAAACAATCATGGCTTAGGAAGTATCCAGGGCAAATGCTTTGTTATTTGATGATGTCTGAGAAGCAAGAGGGGATCATGCTTTTCAAAAACAAGACGACGGGGGAAAAGCATCAAGTAAACTTCGTCCTCGACGACGAGGCCCTGGACTATACCGAGTCGATCCTCCAAAAACTGACGCGGGTAAATGCCCATGTCAAGGCGGGGACGCTCCCCGATGTCGTGAAGATCGACGATTGCAAGGGCTGTCCGTTCTGCGCGACGCTCTGCTTCCCGGGCCAGGACTACGGCCCCGGATTCAACGTGATGTCCGACGCCGACCTTGAGGCGAAACTGGAACGAAGGGAAGAACTGGCCGAGGCTGCGGGCGAATACGAGGACTTGGACAAGGAGATCAAGGATTCGGTCAAGGGAAAGAACCTCGTCGTGGGCCCCTTCATAATCGAAAGTAAGGAAAGCGAACGGCGATCCGTCAAGGTCCCCGACGAACTCAAGAAACAATTCGAGGTCGTCACGAAGTACTGGCACGTGACCATAGAGAGAATCTAAAATGGCGGCCGACCGTAGAAACCGCCTGCGAGCCCAGTCGCGGGCAACCATAAAAACCTCCTTTCAGTCTGCTTCCCCCTGCGGGCGGCCGCTTTTCTTATAAACGGAATGATAAATGCCAAGAGGTAGAATCCTTTTGAAGAACGTATCTACCAGCATGAAACTTTCTTTACTGAAGACTGATTCAGCCCGGCTACTCTATTCCTGGCTGATCCCGCACGTCGATTACAACGGTTGCTATTCGGGAGACGCCGAGGTGGTCAGGGGCAAGATATTCACTCGGCTCAAAAAAACGGCTGTGGAAGTTGAGGTTTGGCTTGCCGAATTGGAAGATAAAAAACTCATAATTCGATACGAGGCGAACGGGGATAAGTTTCTCCAGGTCGTCGGCTTCATCGAAAAACAACCGCACCTGAACCCAGACAGGGAAGCGTGTTCGCCTATTCCGCTACCGCCCGGGAAGAAGGCACCGAAGAAACCGGCCAAGCCGAAGCCGGAAAAGGGGGTCGATCCGGGCGACATTGAACTCGCCAAGTTACTGTCCGCCGAGATTAAGAAAAACAATCCCATGTATTCGGAGAAGCCGGAGCAAGTAAATTCCTGGGCGGATGATATTCGACTTATGCGCGAACAGGACAAGCGCGGTCCCGCAGACATTCGCAAGGTCATGCTTTGGTGTCAGGCGGATTCCTTTTGGAAGGAGAATATCCTATCCGGCGCAAACCTCAGAAAACATTTCATTCAGCTATGGGGAAAAATGAACAGCGGCGGTAAAGAAAAGACTCCCGCAGAACTTGAGGAAGAGGACGAGCGGGCATTGAAGGACCCGGGAAGATGAAGAACACCGAGCGCGTTATCCTGGCCCTCGTCATCAACGACGACAACCTAGCCCCGTTACTCCTCCAGAACTGCGACGAGAAATTTTTCGAGGGTGAAGAACACCGAGTTATATACAGCGAATTAAAGAACTTACACGACAGTAAGTGCGGTTGGAATTTTACATCTTTTTACGACAATATCGAGGGCCGTGTGAAGGCTTCATATTATGCGAGTCTCATAGATTTGATAATCGGTGTCCACGATCCGCGCGGCTTCCTTCTCCAAAATATCCTGAAGGTGAAAAAGGCTAGATCGAAGCGCGATATTCTTTTTTGGGCGGCGAAGTACATCAAGGAGCCTTACGTCGATTGGGATGAGATCACGGCGGCGGTTTCCAACCTTTCCGTTTCCGGGATAAGCAGGGAGAACGCGGACATTCACTTGGCCTATGATCGTTATGTTGAATGGATCAGCCGCCAGCAGACCGGGATCAGCCTTGGATTCCCGAGCCTGGACAGATTGACGGATACTTTTTGTTACGGCGAAATCCTGAGCTTTATCGGAAGAACGACAACTGGAAAAACATTCCTGGCCCTGAATGTGATCCGGCATATCCTCGAAACAACAACCGACACCATCGGTCTGTTCTCCATGGAGATGCCGAAGCAGGCGATCTTCGAGCGGTTTTTCCAGCTACACCACAACGTGAGCAGATGGGACGTGAAGACGAAGATTTACGAGAAGGAGTTACTCGACCCCTTTATGGCGAAATACGAGCAGGTGAAGATTTACGAGAAAATCTATTCGGTCTCGGAAATGGCCGCGATAGCCGAGGCGGACGGCCTGAAGATCGTGGTCGTGGACTTCCTGGGGCTCATCCGGTCGGACATCGAGGGGAACCTTTACACCCAAACGACAAGGAAGATCACGGAGCTGGCGCAGATGGCGAAGGATAAGGAAGTCCTGGTGATCGTCCTGATCCAACTATCCAGGGAGGGCGGCGACGGGTCGATCCCCGTCAGTATCACGATGTGCCGGGAGTCGGGCGCCATAGAGGAGATAAGCCATTTCATCTATGGGATCTGGCAGCCGTCCATAAACGCGAAGAAGCGGGACAAGTGGGAAGGGAAGGTCTGCGTGAAGCTCCTGAAGAACAAGCGGGGGAAGTCCGGCGGGATCCAGTGTTCGTTTGATTATGTTTCCGGAAGGATGGAAGAAATTCCAGGGGATTTGAAGGAGGAATAAAATGAAAATCGTTGAGATCATAGCAACGGACTGGGCTTTCCATTCCGATCCCTATGCTTTACCAGATACTTTTGAGCCGCTTGCCGTGAGAGCTGTCGGCTATCTGGTTGAAGACCATCCGGATTATGTCTCTATTGCGATGCAAGATTATACGCACGAAGGAAGAGCAAGGGTAAGGGATATTCTCTCGATCCCCCGGCCCTGCATCAAGGCGATCTACGAATACGACAAACCGAGTGCGGGGACGGGATTCGGGAAGATGGATCCAGTGGAACCTCTCGATTCGGTCGAGAAGGACGCGGCCAGGTTTCCAGGATGAACACGCGTCAGAAAGGTCAGGACTTCCAGCGATGGGTCAAGAAAATCCTGGAGGATTGGGGCTGGATCGTCCACAACCAGGGATTGAATCATCGCCAGATATTCGACCGGAAGACGCACGAATTGATTTACGTCTCGGCCTCCCAGGACATCTTCGGGGCAATAGACCTTATCGGCAAGAAGAAGGACCGGAAGACCCTATGGATTCAGGCGACTTGCCATTCTGGGCTCGGGGTTAAAATCAAAAAGGTTGATTTGATCCCATGGAGCGACCTTGACGGCGTTCAAATCTGGATGAAGCGAGAAGACGGCCATGTGGATATATTTCACCTTGACAACGCTTTGATACCGCCAGAATTTTTCCTTTTAGGCAAAATAATCCGCCGGAAATTTTTCGCTTCGGCGGGGAGTCAATGGGAGTTTTAAATATATTTTAGGAGGTGGCCCATGAGCCGCAAAACTCTTTTGATGGTTTTCACCATCCTCGGTGCTATCGTGGCATGGATCGGCCTGTCTCCACAGGCGAGTGCGGCAATCGTCGGTCTTGGCGCTGTCGTTGTTTATATTTCCTTTGAAGCCAAGGCCGACATCATTGCCCAGGCCGCACAGCAAGCCAAGTGGAAAGACCCGAAGTTCTGGATCACGGGTGTTTCGGCAATTCTCGCAACCCTTCAAACTTCAGGGATCGCCTTGCCGATTGATTCCAGCATCATCATTGCCGTTCTTACAGCGATTGTCGGGATTCTTTTCAAGGCAAAACCATCACCCAGGATCGGGTAAACCATGCTTGAGGGGGCATCTCGTTTGGACTTGAAAAAAACGGATGCCCCCGACCGGCACTACTCCGACAAGGGAATGAGGAAGTTCGTGGCCTCCATACTTGTCTGTAGGATCAAGGACTTCGCCGTTGATCTGAGAAAGATAAAGGATAAAAAGGTGCGAAATCGGGCAAGGAGTGATAAGTACCACGCGAAGTTTTGGATCTTCTGCGAATCGAAGGACGGCATTAGCTTCCTCGGATTCGAGTACCTCTGCACCTATCTCGGATACGACCCGAAGAAGGCCCGGAAGAAAATCCTGGCCTACGAAAAGGCGGTGAAGCGTGGAACTTGGAAGCGACCGAAAGAGTTTTGAGATTTACGATATCTTCCACTGTCCCCGGTGTAAAAACCATGAGATTCACCTTGACAAAAAGCTCATGGCCCAGGGATACATCGGGACTTGCAGGGCCAGTGGCCTAATGACCAAGAGCAGCCCGGAATACGGGTTACACAAGGCCCCGGCTAGATGCCGGAATTGGGATAATGAAAAAAGATGAAAAAACGTCAACGCGAAGAACGGCTGGAGGAACTCAAGGACTGGCAGGAATCGAAGCGGGCCTGGAACAAGGCGCATCCGGCAGAGGCCATGGAGAAACGGTTGCAGAATCTTCTGGATCGAGAGGTCCGGCTAAAGAATTTCTGGCAGCGCGAAGAGGTTCGCCGCGAAAGGAAAGAAATCAAGAGACGGCTGCGGCTTGAGCGGAAGGCATTGAAGGAAGCCAAGAAGAAGGCCCCCGAAAAGCCGAAACGCGGACTCTTCCGTTGGCTCAAGGACCGCTACGATCATCTTATAAAAACGAAACTTAAAGGAGGAAACCATGACCGATAAGCGGATGATCGTGGTTGAGTCGTGTTATGACTGTGTTAGAAAAGGCTACAGAGTTGGTTGCCCAAAAAATAAACACACCTTTTCTGGATTACCAATCCCCGCCTCCTGCCCCCTACCCAAGCTGCCGTCCGTGACCCGGGATCAGCTTCGTTTTCGCGCTCATGTAATTGCAACAGATCAAAATCTTGGCGAGATGCACGTTCTATCTCTATTGGAGGACTTAATGAATCAGATCAACGTGGAGATAGAAGATGGCGACTGACAAAATGAGGGCGTGGCTGGAGGAGAAGATTGCGCGGGATACGGAATGGTTAAAGCACATCGAAAACCTAGAGGCCCTTGACGTGGATGAGACCAGTCCGAGTTATTCAGAAACTAAATATAACATTGGGATATATCAAGCCATCCTTGCCGCGCTTGAGCCGAAAATAACCGGGGAGTGTTATCCGCCCGATTGGAAACATTGCATGATTCATCTAAACCCCAAAACGGGAGAGATGCATAGCGATGGGGACCATTCAGTAAGGACATGGGTTGAGGATAGGATTAAACTTGCGGACGCAACTCATTTGATGAAGGCCGCGCTTTCTGGGCCGGGCGAATATGAACGAAGGACGCTGGAGGAACATTTTAAAGAGATTCTTCATGTTATTCAGCACCCGATTGATTGTGCATGGTGCGACGAAATCCGCGCCCTCATCCTCGGCCACGCCGGGGAAGGGGAGAAGGAGGAGGAATAAATGAGCCCAGAAATAAGCGTAGAAATCGAGATTTGGTGTGCTTGCGGAGTTGGTCTTTGCAATCAAACGACGGATTCTAGTCGGCGGGGCAAGCCGTCTTTTACAGTCGATCCGTGTGATAAATGTCTAGAGAAGGCTAGGCAAGAGGGTTACGACAAAGGATACGACAGGGGGGATGATGATGGATATAGAAGGGCGTGTCAGGATGCCCAGGGCAAGCCGACCTCGGCGGGAGGGGAAGATGAAAAAGGTAGGGTATAACGATTGCCCCGATGCAAAATGTTCTCACTATGAGGAGGATGAATATTCGGGTAGTGAAGTGATCCATTGCATTTATTTGGACGATGATAAT